CTACTGCCTTTGTTGATTATTGCTTTTTAAATTTCTTACTCTAAAGCCTTAGCAGCCTCTAAAGCCTTAGCTGCTGCGGCAGCTTTATGAACCTCCACCAAACCTGCTATGTCCTCTCCCTCAAGCTGCTTCAAAATAGAGTCAAGAATAAGCTGGGACTTCTTCTGCTCTATACGTTCAGTTCTAAGATTATCTGTTACAGCCGATGTAAGCTCATTAGCATCTGGGCCGGTTCCAGCTATCTCTATGGCTGTCTCGTAGTTGTCTATATTGACCTGATACTGGAAAACCTCAAGCTCTCTATGCTCTAGTGCTGCAATTAGGGTTTCTCTTTTTAACTGTACTTCGTCTATTGTGTGCATTTAATACTCCTCTACTGATTTGTTAATTATGATGCTCCCGGCCCCCATGCTATATCACTTCCGCTACAAACCGGCAAGGTGCTTGGATCTGAATATCTTGTCCCAAATCCTGCGCTCCAAGCATACACAGATGTGAATGGTGTTGTGTCGTGTGATGTTGCAATTATTGTAGAACCTGAGTTCCATTCTACTCCCCGAACAGTGCCTGTGGGAACAGTAGAAGGATCAGACACTTTAGAACCAAACCCAGTGGTGAAGGGGTACACGCTCATCCACGGAGTGCCAGTGTGCCCAACGGCTATATAAGCACCATCGTGGTTCCACACTATTCCACTACCAAAATTCGCTGGTAGTGTGCCGGGGTCGGAAACTTTTGTGCCGATACTACCTGTAAAGGGATATACAGCAACGAACGGTGTTGTAGTGCTAGTTATTCCAACGTAGGTATCATCGTCATTAAAGGAAACCTCTCTCCCCTGCGTGGTCGGCAGTGTACCGGGGTCAGATAGTTTAGTCCCATATCCGGTAGTAAAGGGGTATATAGACATAAAGGGTGTAAGTCGATGACCAACAACCACATAAGCACCATCAACAGACCAAGCAAAGCCCATCCCCCTATCAGTGGGGAGCGTGGCCGGATCAGAAACTCTTGCCCCCCACCCGCTACTCCACGCATATGTGGTGGTATAGGGCGAGTTCTGTAACGCCATCCCAATAAAGGTTGAATCCTCGTTCCATTTAACATCCTTTCCTGTTGACCCTATAGAAGTTTCAGGGTCACTGTATTTTGACCCAAAACCACTAACAAAAGTCCAAGCATACGCAGAGGCATAGGGTGATGATTCATGTCCCACCACAACGTCCGTATCATCATGGTTCATGTTCACAGAACCCGCTCCTGCCGCTGGAAGGGTGGAAGGGTCGCTATACTTAGGGCCAAACCCTTCGTCATTATTCCACGAATAAGCTTGCACGAAAGGAGAGCCACAGCCCACTACGAAAATAGAAGCATCCTCATAAGGAATGCTGGGCCTAGAGACAGTCATCATTCCATGTAGCACACCTGTCATGTCAGTCCGTTTCCTGAAATTATCCAAGTTGTCGAAGTCATTTTCATTGCCGTTGCAATTCCATATCTTGCAAGTGATCTTGAACCAGTAGTTCCTGCTTCCGCCAGATACATTGTGTCTGTTGTAATTGCTATAGTTACAACCTCCGTTGTCATATTAGTGAAGGAGATAACAGTTCCAACAGGAAAAGCAACACTTGCGTTCTCAGGAATTGTGTAAGTTCTGACATTACCGTCCTCTGATGGGTGATGAACAACCTTTCCAGAATCCCCAATTACCAGAGTATATGCTTCACTTTTTGCCTGTTGCGGCATTTCCAAAAAACCGACTTCATCTGTTCCGTCTGCTGTGCAGGAGCTAAGATTACCGGAAGAGGGAGTTCCAAGAACAGGAGTAACAAGAGTGGGGCTTGTGGCAAATACCAATGCCCCAGAGCCGGTTTCATTAGATATTACGCCTGCAAGCTGCGCCGATGTTGTGGATGCAAATTGAGATAATGGATTGCTGGTTAGGGCATCACCAGTGCTGGCAGCACCAACACCATACCAACTCGATGAGTTTATTGCCTCATAATCTCGCGTATCACCTGACGTAATCGCACTAGAATCAACCGCATTGGTCGCACCACCATCTATATCATCGCCGGATGCAGGCCATACCTGGATAGTTTGAGCTGCATCCGCGTTGATAATGGTTACTCGCAGCCCCTTCGATGCGGGAGGCAACTGAACTCCATCGCCATTGGTTCCCGAAACCGTTACCTCGTTAATATCCTTTACAAGAACAGTCGCGCCAGCCTGTGTCTGTGTGGTTCCAGCGGTTATTGCCGGACCAACCGTTGCCGCCTGTGCTGGTTTTCGATCAGATACACTGCCCATTAGTTATCTCCTTTCAATTTCTTCGCCCGTCCTGCGGTTACAATGTTGTTCGTCTTTAAAAAGTTAATAAGTTTCACGCCTTCTGTTGAAGTTAATTCATCCAAAGTAATTCTTTTCGCTGGCTTGGGAGGTTTGACTTTTGGAGTTATTACTCCGTTTGCGTAAGAATCTCCCGTGCTCCCGCCAATCGATGCGTCTATCAAATCAGGTAATACCTTTAAAGACTCAACTACTATCGTATTGACAATCTTACCACGCCTGATTACATGCGCTCTCATGCTATCCCCCATACTCTAGCTTCACCCGAACCGCCAACTCCACCAGCACCTCCAGTAGTGGTTCCACCACCACCTCCGCCGCCGCCGCCGCCTCCAGCACCTCCTGCGCCTCCAGCACCGCCAGTTCCTGAGTCTTGAGCACCGCCACCACCGCCACCACCTCCGGCACCTACGCCTGCGCCAGAGGCTCCAGCAGCACCAGCACCGCCATTTACAACACCACCAGCAGCACCGCCACCAGTAGTATAGGCACCATATAAGCCACCATCACCACCGGCATTCTCAGTGTTAATTGCAGGAAGACCACCACCAGTTCCCCCGGCACTTCCGCCAAATATAGAAGAACCGCCAGCATAGGAATTATTCGCAGCAGCCTCTGCCCCAGCGCCTCCAGCACCACCCCATTCGGCATTATGGCCAGCGGCGTTCGTGGCACCACCAAAAGCCCCGCCACCACTAATATTATCGGGTATGGTAGAACCACCCCAATGTGTACTTGTAGGCTCTCCGGGCGTTCTGGATGATGCGGCACTGGCAGAACCACCACCGCCTCCACCTTCATTAGAACCGGCACCGCCCTTATCGCCAAAACCACCACCGTACGCTGTGGCGTAAGTTGAAAAGGATGTATTACCACCAGCACCCCCATCACCCCCATCACCGCTTGATCCAGCAGCACCTGAAGCCCCGCCAGCACCAATAGTAATAGTCATGGATGTCCCGGCAGCAACCCCATCGACTTCTGTCATTACTCTTGCACCGCCACCACCACCAGAACCCGCTATTCTGATAGTGCCGCCAGCATTACCTTCTCCACCACCACCACCACCTCCACCAGCGATGATGTCTATGCCCATTCCTGAATAGCCGGGGGGCCAGACAAAGGCAGCGTCAGTAGAGGTAACTGTGTAGTAAAAGGAAGTTACAATAACAGAGAAGAAAGCCGTTCCCGTACACTGAACAATCCTGGTCTCGCCGGGATACATCTTAAAAGTAGTTAAAGCGTCTATAGTCTCAGAAGCATTAGGGTCTAAAGTTATAATCCCAGTTCCAGAGTTTCTGATATAAACATACCAGCCATTCCCCAAAGTCGCCGCTGCTGTGAAGGTTTGAGAGAATGAATTAGCCGTTATATCGATTAATTTAGTTCTATCTGCCTCTACTAAAATAGTGTTTGAGGTTCTGGCATCTCTTACAACTGTCTCACTAGACGTTATAGAAGCAGGAGAATCCCAATTTGTCCCATCGATAGAAATGTATTCTCTGGTATCTCCAGCGGTTAGAAGGTTCACATCTACGGCATTTGCCGATCCGCCGTTTATCCTGTCTCCAGTAGCCGGCCATACTTGAGCAGGCTCCGCACCGTTATTAATGATGGTCTGATAAAGTCCCGCTGCGGCGGCTTTTAACTTAACGCCATCACCCGAATTAGCACACACAGAGATATTATTAATATCAGCGATTAAAGCAGTAGCACCCGCTTGGGTTTGTGTGGTTCCAGCAGTTATCGCAGCACTAATACTACTCCCACCAACCGATGCCCAATTAGCAGGAGATGAACTTGGGGTATTTCCCGTATTCGATGATGTAACCCCTCTCCACATAAAGCCAGTGGCTTCAAGCACAACAGCATCAATGGCATAAGTCTCGTTAGCATTGTAAACCCGAATATGTTTGATCTCAGTCCAGTACGCGGACGAACTGGTTGGATTATTGCCTAAATTACTGGCCTGAATAGACACATAATAAGCACCATCAGAACCAGTAACGATGTTATTACCACCATTCCCATAGGTGACGCTTGATACCCAATCCTCAAATACTTCAGCCTCAATCTCACCAACATTGTCGGCCTCGTCAATCTGATTGTCATCCGAGTCTTGAATGGTGACGCGATAAGCGCCACTCAAATAGATATCAGGAACTACGCCACCCGCGCTTAATATTACAGGGTTGGCATTGGCAGTTGAGAGTCCAATGTCAGAATAAGTATCCTTCTTTGTGGTGGTAGAGCCAGGCTCAAAGAAAGTCAATTGACCACTGGGCAATAACGCCGCATTGTCATTAAAGAATCTTGGGAATGGGTTTGTGAATCTAGTTGCCATAATTAATTCACAACCTCACTGTTAAATGCAGCGGCAGTAGCGCCCCTAATCACCGGAGCAACAACCATGGACTCGTTTATTAACCTATTTTCTATCAATCTCTTAATCCTCTCGGCATCTCCCGCCCTCAAAATAGCCTGCAATCTAGCTGGGTTCATGCCCGACTCCAATAGAAGGTCTCCGGCTGCTTCCAACGCCCTAATAAATGCTTCGCTGTTTTTATTTTGTGATAATCCTGAAAAAATCCTTCCAAAAGTACTAGCTGCACTAACAGGGTCTCCAGCCAACCCTCTTGCGGCATTAAAAACATCTTCAACCATCCTAGAATCAGTGCCTTGTTGTATTGTGGTTGAATTGGCCTGTGCTGCTCTACGGGTCATAATAAAATTAGATTCTCTTTCTAATGTATCGCTGAATTGCTGAAAACTTTCATCGTCTTTGAATAACAACCTCAATTTTGCCACCTCGCCCCGTTTGCCAAAAAGCCGTCTAACTGCATCGGCACTTATTTGAATATTGTCCATTCTGTCGATAATCGCTTCTTTCGCACCAAGTCTGAACATTCTCAACTCGCTCTCACCCATAGACTGAACAAATGCAGCGACCTCTCTGGGTTTTAATTTAAAAAACTGAGTGCCAAACTCTGCCGCGCTTTCAAGCTGCGCCTTCCCGGCGAATAGCTGTCGTGCTTGAGCATATTCTGGAATAGCCGCATCAGCTTCAGAAACAAGAAGATTCTTCAGCCTTACCAACTCCCTAACAAGATTGTTTTCACCTTGTCTGAGTGCCACTCCAATCTGATCGTCAAGCTCTTGTTTGGTAGCATCAATCAGGTCAATATTGCTTATATCATCACCAACAGCCCGCCTATTTGCAAGCCGTCTTTGTACGGCAGGCTGAGACCTACCAATGGCACTATTTCCAGCAAGAAGCGTTTGGATGGTTGGACTTAATGGCAAGCCTCTAGCTCTGGCAGCAGCATAAGCTGCGGCAATCTCTGGGCCGAAAGTAAGAGCTAGCCTTTGTATCTCGTCATCAACATTCAAGCCAGGAACACCGGCAGCAGAATCCAAAGCAGTAACAAGTCTGGCCGCCTGACCTTCTTGCCTTGCGCTAAAGACCTGCGCTGCCCTGCCCTGGATTCTAGGGATCTGATTAGATGCCACCCTGAGCAGCCTGGCGAAAGTCATTCCAACATCAGCGGGGATTGCTTCTGGGCCAAGTGACTGCAATACAATAGCGATATCCTCGGCAGAGACACCTTCTCTCACCATTGCCTCGGCCAACAATCCAGCAGCACCCTCCTCAGACAAACTACTCAGGCTTGTTACTAAATTTCTCACATCTTCGCCGGAACTGAAAAACCGGTTAAGACCTGCTCTGCCCCCAGCAACAATGCCAGGACCAGCAAACATGCCAATTTGTTCCCCACCAGGAACGCCAGTAGCCGCACCAATCTCAGCACCACCACCACCCGCTGCGCCAAAAACCAAATCTTGTCTCGGCGTTGTCGTGCCAAGCTGCCTAAAAATCCCCCTGATCGCACTTTCCGATGCTTGTGTCAATTTAGGTAATGTGCCGACAGCGGCCCTCATCCCAGTACCCATAATCCCACCCGCTGTCATAACCTCTCCGACACCAGATAAAACATCAGCCTGAAATCCCTCACCGACAAATGCCCCCTTTGGAGTGGTAAAGCTCGAAAACGTGGGAACCCTGGATTCAACGCCCATTAATTGCAACACCTCATTAATATTGGTGGGACCGATAAAGTCTAATAATCCTGCGGTGCTTCGATTCGATGCTGCTGCTATTTCTGCTAACTGTGCAACACCAGGAACTTTCATTAAAGTTTGATCAATAGATTGGAACAGAGTTTTCTGTGGTGCATCTGTTGTGCCACCTATAGTTGTTTCTTCACCAGATCTCAGGGGAACTACAGCACCGCCCGTGATTACTGGAGGCCCTGCTGCTTGTTGTGCGGCTTCTTGAGCAATCCCCATTTGTTTACGAACAGCGGCCTGAATCACAGCCGGATCAGTTCCATCTGGGAATCTTAAAATAGTGCCATCTGCCAATCGCGCTTCAATTGTCACTGGATGGGATTTCCTGCTGTGTCAAAGTCAATTACCGTATTGTTACCTGTTCTAGCTCTAGATCCTTCGTCAATGATTTGCCGTTGCTTTTGGAATTCAAGCCAATCAGCAATAGTGTTGCCAGGAGTGCCGAGAAATATCGATGCTTCGGCAATGTGCGTTGCTAATTTTCTCTGTGCATTTTGTTTGCGGATAATCCAAGCCTTTAACTCTGCTGGCGGCAATGCTGTTGGTAATGCGGTGTCCAAAGCAAACTTTAATTCTGACTCCGACAACGAGCCAAACGTGGTGTTTTGAATAACATTTAAACCCAGCCGCGATTGTATATTTTCCAGTTGAGCAGCAGCACTCCTAAAGGTTGGCAATCTATTCAATATTGGACCGGTATCCACCCCTTCCTCATCAAGAAGCACAAGAGCCTCATCCAATGTAGCTATCTCAGACTCTATACCAGCCAACTGCTCAAATGCATCCCTACTCTGCTCAACAGCAAGAACAGTGGCTCGCGAGGTTGCAGCCGATAACCCCGCTTGATCTATTTGCTCTTCTGGCGTTAGGCCAGAGAGGTTGACAAGCTGGACATTTCCAACAGGCACACTGGGACCGCCCCCAAGCGGCGTTAATACTTGTTCAGTCATATTAGTGTTTGGATCAAACACAGTAGCAGAATTAAATAAATTACCTTCTTCATCTTTAACCTGAACAGTGCCGCTTATCTGGCCTCTAGCCGCAGCCTGCCCCGGCCTTGCAATTCCTGCATCGGCCTGCTCTCGTGTGATCAATCCAGCACTAAAGTCTTGTTCAAGCTTACCAGCAGGAGACGCAGCTTCTGGCGGATCAATAAACCCAAACGATTCGCCCAGCCTGACCTGCGTTTCTAGTTCGCTAATAGCAAGTTTCTTTGCTTCATCAGAGCCATTACCCGCCGCCGTGAGCAGCGCCGATATCCGTTGAGCGCCGCTGGGGTCTAGTCCCAATTGAGAAAATTGAGTAATAACAGATTCGCCCAGCATTAGTGCCTGGTCAAAATCACCCGCTTCAATTAATTCAAGAGCTTGCCGGGCTGCACCAGCAGTAAATTTACCAATCTGCTCCTGCCTTGCTATTTGGGCCACACGCTGCCTTTCAGTCTCTTGCGCTTCAAGCTGTCTGCGCTGATTCTGGGCCGTCTGGAACTGAGGAAGATTCCCTTGAATACCAGCACCAAAGCCACCAAGCGCCTGGCCTATCTGTTGTACCCTGCTTAGTCCGTCTGCCATGATTTACCTCGTAAAATCTGCGGTGCTTTCTGTTACGGGCGCTGGCTCTCTAGGATCAAACGCGCCCGAACCAAGCATTCCACCAATGCCAGTAGCCAATTGACCAACTTGGCCTAATGTGCTTGTAGTTGCTGGAGTAATTATTGGAACACCAGCAGCACTTGAGCCTTGTTGCGCGGCTAAATTAGCCAATATTCTACCCAATTCAATTCTGGCATTTACATCACCTGATGTGGCCGATGCAATTAATCCGCTGATCTGCTGCGCCTGTCCACCTGTAAGATCAGAAAGACCCGCCCCCTGGGTAGATGCTAGATCAGCCAAAGCACTTGATGTAGTGCCGATCTGAGTAGCAATATCTCTTCCAGCCTGCGTTCTAAGATCAGCCATATTTCTCCCGATTCCTGTCGGAATAGTTGCTGCAAACTGACCCAATCCCATCTCCTGACCAGCCTGCGCCCTGCGTAAATTAGCTAATTGAGAACCAACATCACCTACCAAATTAGCACCAAACTGACCAACTCCAGCAGTCAATCCGGCTTGCTGACCCAATATCCCAGCCTGCCTTCCAGCAACGTCTACTCCCAGTCCTGCTTGCTGACCGCTTAACGCAGCTTGCCTTCCAGCAAGGTCTACCCCCAGCCCTGCCTGCTGACCGCTTAACGCAGCTTGCTGTGCTGCTACATCTAAAGGAACTCCCGCCTGTGCTTGAGCTAACTGCGCCCCTAATCCTGCCTGTTGGCCCCTTAACGATGCTTCTTGCGCTGCTGTGGCAAGCGGTATTCCCGATGCTGCTTGCGCCAGTTGTGAGCCTAATCCTGCTTGCTGACCTCTCAATCGAGAGACTATATCCGCTCCAGTCCCCGCAGCGGTAACACCTCTACCTGCTACATCAGAAAGCTGCTGGGTTTGTCTTTCTAAATCCTGTAATGAAAGCCCTTGACCATATCTGGCAAGCTCTCTTTGTAAATTCCCACCACCTAATCCACCTATGGCAGCGGCATTTCTTAAAATCGCCCTTTCGCCTTCGCCCTGTAAAAATGCCTGGCCTGGAGAGGCTTGAAAGTCCTGAAAAGCCTGCGCTTGTGCAGCCGCGCCCAATGCCCCGCTTAATGCAGCCTGGACATCTCCAGCTTGCTGACCTGGACCGACAAACCTGGTTAATGGGTCTATCGCACTTACACCCTGCCCAATAATGCCACCCAAAGCACTCTGGCCTGCGCGGATTTCTGCGAGACCCCTTTGTTCACCACCCCCCAAAGCCTGAGTTCCCTGGCCCACGACATCCGTTAATTGGCCCTGACCAGCAGACAACTCCTCTAAAGCAGAAACACCAGCACCACCTAATCCCTGCCTTGCGCCAGTTAATATTCCACTAGCTAGACCACCAGCACCACCTAATTCCTGCCTTGCCCCAGTTAATATTCCACCAGCTAGACCACCAGCAAGTCCCAGACCCTCAACACCCCCCCCCAGCACTCTGTTAATGTCAGTTAAAGTGCCGCCGGCTATTCCTAACCCTTGCTGTTGAGCGCGACCCAAAGCCTGCGCCCCAGCATCAAATCTGCGCTCACCCACATCAAATGTCTGACCAAGCAAATCCAACCCAGTCAGAGCGCCCCTGGTCAATATATCTTCTGCCCCAGACAATCCAAATGCAGCAGCATTGGGGTCTGCTTGGGGGACATTGAGGAAACTTGTACCCATTGCGCCTGGTGCTGAAACAGGTGATGCCAGTGATCCGGCAGGATTCCTGCCAGTAACGCTATAATTCGGGTTCCCCGCAAGCTGTTGCTGTTGAGCGAATTGAAAAGGCGTTAACCCTTGTTGTCTCGCTTGTGCTTGCGCTCTCATTTGTGCCTCACGCCCATACGCTCCAGCAGGATCATAAGCCTGCTGTGCTGCTATAGCAGACAATCCGGCCTCCCGACCCAATACCCCTCTATTGATTAAACCCCCAATGCCACCCCCAATGCCGGCAGCTCCGATATCTACTTGAGGTAGTGCAAACTGTCCTTGAGGAGCGGGATCAGGTAAAGGCCCCATCAGAGAACGCCCATACGCTCCAGCAGGATCATAAGCCTGCTGTGCTGCTACAGCAGTCAATCCGGCCTCCCGACCCAATTTGTCTGGCCCTAGAGACCCTAAACCTGTAGCCATCCCATAAGGGACTGGTAAATGTCCTGCTATATGAGGCATTACAAACTTCCCTGCGATGCTTGGTACTCAGCAATCAATTGTTGTGCTAACTGCGGGTCAATGCCTTGCAATTGCTGTGCAGCCCCCGCAGGGTTTGAGAATGTCATCAATTCAGATGCACTAACCTTTCTGCCATCTGGGGTGTGAAAATGGTCTTTATGGGGGACTAAAGCGCCAGAAGTCACGTTTGCTTGTAAACCCGCACCAGGACCAGCAGCAGCAGCGGCAGCAGCGGCAGGAGAACTAGCCTGCAACCCCAATTCATCAATGCTCCCAAACTCCGGCAAAGTACCCTGCAATACTGGTGTTTGTAACTGCGTGGCTTGAGGATTAAAGTTAATATCCTGACCCAAAATGGCCGCTCGTTGGGGCTGTAATCCAGCTATTAACTGGTTCTGAGCCGCCACATTACCACCCTGAAAAGCCTGTAGTTGCTGCGGGAATGCCTGATTAAATACGTCAAGACTCCCCTGAAATCCCGTGGTCATAGACCTCTGAGTCGATGGGAACAATTTAAATAAATCGCCCCTGGCCTGCTTGATAGACTTGTCAATAAAAGCAATCGATTCAGCACGTTGCCTTTCTGCCGACTCAGTCGATTTTTCTACGGATTTACGGTCTTGACCAGCTGCCGCATAACCCAATCCTCCTGCCACCACCGCTGCCGTGACTGCCGCCATTATAAATTCCTCTTTAAAACCTTAGTAAAGGTTCTTTCTCTTGGCTCATAGCCAAGCTTTAAATATAGTTCTTCCATCTTCTCAGGAGCCTGACTCTCCAAACACATCATGCTCCACATTACACATCCGGCTTCTTCTGCACTTTTCTCTATATGTTCCAACAACTTAACGCCTATGTTAGTTGATCTATATTCTGGCTCTACCCACCAAGCCAATTCAGTCCCCACCAAATAGCTCTTGTTCATCAGGAACGGTATAGATAAGCCTAGAATAAACCCGGCTAGTCCACCTTTTTCTGCGACAGAAAACAAACCCATCTCCATTGCTGCCTCAAAATATACCTCTGAACTCTCTGCGCTAAATGGGATCACCGAATCATATCCCGCCACTTTGTAAAAGTTCTCTGACATCTCTAGGCATCTCGGTATGTCTTCTGCCTTTCCGTGCCTAACAATCATTGAAGAACGCTGTTAACACTAATCTTCCGTCTTCTGGGCTATCTCCAAAGCCCCCAATAGGCTCCGCCCTGTGCATCATTGACGCATTAAATATGCATCCCGCGTTCTCTTTCATTTTAAACATCCCTCTGATTGCCCATTTGTCCGGCTTACTATGGTCAGACAGCCAGATATTTAATTCTTTTTCTGTCGCAGGGTCGGTATCCATCCCTGTCCAATGTTCCACAAACGATGTTCCCCCGGCACAATCTTTCTCCCTATTCAGATACAGCACCAGACCTTTTTCCCCCATCGTTGAGTCAGTATGCGCCTGATGAGGAGCTTTCGTTCCCTTAGTGGATAGACGCATAAACATGAAATTCACTGTTATTGACCGCCCCACAGTCTCTTCTATCTTATGCTTGACCTCTTCTTTTATCGGCGCAGGAATATTTAGCGTCACCCCAGGGTAAAATATCCCGTCTATCGGGTTTTCTATCCCCTCATAATCTAATCCATCGCAATAATTCCTAAAACTCGGGTAATCCGATATAAAATTATGTACTAGATTAGTATCCATCCACCTGTCCTGTCACCCGAACCATCGTCAGCATCTCGCTTAATAAACAAAATACTTCCTGCGGTTCCGGCTGTATTCATATATAAAGTCGTAATCTTCGCCTCGATAACCCCTTCAGGACTGCCTGATCCAGTTAAAATGCTCAACTGTACCAATTCGCGAATTAGCTCTTGCGCCCTTCCGCGCTCAAGCCTGCCGTTTTTGTCTGTCAACCTTTCATTAGCAGGGAACTGTGTGATCATTCAGCAATAATCTCTACTCTTGAAAATACATACTTAACCGGATCAGATACCTCAAATTTAATTGCCATATTTCTTGATATACGACCAAGCGAATTCCATATTGTACGCTTGGTATATTCGCCTATCTTGCCAATAGACCGTGTAATCCTTTTATTGAATGTCCTCGCACCATCAACAGAAAAACTCATTAAAACCTGCGGGTCAGAACCTTGTCCAGAAGTTAACCCAACACCAGACTCACCATACAACTCCAACGAATCAACCCAAAATGGCTGACCCTCATTGTCTACATAGGGGATGACAAACCTTCTCCTCAACATAATCCCATATTCAGTAAATGTCCCCCGATCCAAAACTCCAATGTTCTCGGAAATACTATCACCAACCATCAACACCCCATAGGCATCCATAACGCCCGAAACGCGATATGGGATTATGTTATTAGAGCCATCAACCGACTCCCTTGTATGCCACTCCTCAGAAGTAAAATCATAAACAAATGTTTCCTCTTCTGGAAATGTAAAGACAATAAACTGTGCGCCAGCTTGAGAATACTTGTAAGCAAATGCTCCCGATATCGTTGCATCAGAATACCCAGAAATAGCATTATCAATAGCAGTGGTGGATAACTTCTGCGGCCTCCCGCCATCGCTTATCCAGATAGATGGGGTTTCATTAATTGATGATCCCAAGAACACCATCAAATTATTAACCTCAACTATCGCAAACTTAGAAGCCAGGCCCTTGGTCTGAACACCACCAGCAACACGCTGGAAAGGAAAACCCGCACCACCTATATTTTGAAATGGCTCGAAAGTCTCAGTTCCCAATCCAATAGCCTCGTTATTCAAGACAAACATTCTAACCAATGAATCAGGATCAGCCTCAACCAAAACAAAATCAGTCGCAGTATAGGCAGTTCCATCCCTTAAATTAGAATTAAAAAACTTCTGTGAATCCTGCTTTGCAAAGATAAAATACCCATCTACATAATCCACACTAGATACAGGTCCATCGAAATCACTGTCCGAAATCTGTACAAGACCACCAGCAATAGTAAAGGTATACGCGTTAAAAGTGTTGGTCTGACCAGGCAGTACAATACATATCTGATCACCCTGAGCCCCGTTGTCCGACATAATCACCCTGCCAGTTCCTGGGATAGTGGTAGCACCGTTCACCCTCGTAGAAGAGTAGCTGTCCACGCCAAATGAGTCAGTCGCTCTGTCGATTCGATATAAATCATTCCCATTAACAACATAAGGCACACCCTGAAAAACATGGACACCACGATTAAATGTATCAGTCCCAGCCGTTGTCCCTGTTTTAATCCCAGGAGTGGGGAATAGGTTTTCACTAAATGGCGTTACTGCCTGGGCTTTGTTCAGATATAGATTAACGCACTCCTGCGCCGCTACTGGCAACGAGTCCGATTTGTAAAACTGTCCACCCAGCGCTAGAACGGTCATGTGAAGTCCGGCTGAATTCTCATAGATGAATCATCTGAATCGTGGCCCAACGCGTTCTCAAGACTGATCACTGCCTCTTGTTTAATTTCTAATCTCCGCTCTGGCTTAACCCCGTAGGAAGGGGCCATATCAGCAGCAATAGCCCATTTCAAAGGCAAATAAAACTCGCTTGGAAACTCTAAATTGTCTGTTGACTCGGTATATATCAATGCGGCCTTCATATAAGTAAGCCTTAAAATATTGTTATCATTGTTTGCAACTTGCCAAACAAACAACTCTCCCTCTATCAATTGAGGCGAGTAATACCACTGGCTAACAGTCCCTTGCGCGTCTTTGTCAGGCTGATCGAAATAATCACTTCTGGCCCATTTATCTGTTGGGATCTCGCTCCCAGTAATGGTGGATGCGTACCGAGTCGACAATACCCGGACTGGCCTCGATAATTTGGTCGTGTAAAAGTAAACACTATCCGCATTGGTAGCAGCACCAGATAACCCGTTAAGCAGGTCAATCGATGTAGCCGAATCCACATTTAAGACATTATCCCAAAATCTAGTTCCATCAGTTAATAAAATGCCTATCCTGGATCCGGTATCTTCATCCACATATTCCAAATTAGCCGTGGTCGAAGTGTGGCCTGTAGTGGTTGAGACATTCTGAACCCTGAATATGATCTCAGCAGTCGAAGCGGTAATCGTTAGCTCATTATTTGGGGTGGTAGATGTCAGAGTCACCGTAGCTGCCACTGTAGACACGTTTAAGACGCTAAACGCCACACTTGAGCTAGTACCAAGGGTAAAGTCGAACCTTACTCTGTAAGTCTCTCCTGCCGTGGTTGCAAGGGCGTAATCAGCACCGCCAGCCGTGCTTGAGACATTCGTTACCACCAATCCGCTCGATATTGACAAGGTGGCCGAGTTGATAGCAGTCCAGTCCTGCGTTGAGTCGGTCGGATCTAAGGTTAATATATTAGGCGCTGCAACCATGTTGGTGCTGGAAGCAACCGTTATTACTGTATCTGTAGCTGACCCAGCCGCACCCAGTGTTGTGTTGAAGAATAAATTAGCATCAGCGGCTTCAGCGCCACCTGGACCCAATAAATACTTTTTCTGGCTCGTAATTAACGGCAAAACAGCCTCTTCCTGGAGCCATTGGTTTAAATCCTGAGATTGCCATGACTTTGCCACATTATTCAACGAAGATAACCCGCGCTCGAAATCACTTCCATTCACCGGCTGTTCAGCGGCAATAATACGGGCATCCCGCAATGCCTCCTCGATTATCTCGCCAACCGACTTGGTAAATACTCTCGATGTGGTCATACTTCGCCCGCCGGATTGAATGTCGGATCGAGTAATGTTTCTGTTTGATCCTGCGTTCTTGTCTGGTTTTTAATGCTGGGACTGTCCCTTCTCGCCCTAATCGTTAGCTGGGGCTGCTTCGGAGACCACTCATCAATTCCCACTAATAGATTGTTCCATTGCAGCCGCATATCCTTGCGCTTGTATTTCTGACCAGACAGATCACTGATAGAATTATGCGTTCCCATCACATATCTGTCTACGCGAACTATTGCCATCCCTAGTAATCCCCTTGAGCCACCGTTACCGTAGCCGTTCCGGTGGCAGAACCAACCGTCTGAATAAACCGTATTGCGCCCACCGGAAATGCAATATTAGACTCATCATCAGCCGTTACAGCACTCAACCCATCAACATTTCTCCAATCAGCATCATCTGAATAGGTATTGGTATAATCCGTGCCGCCCCTTAGAGCAGGATCTGGAAGGTCCGGGGTGAATTGAGCCGATAAAGTCATGGTTCCGGCAGTTAAATCGAAATATAAACCCGTATTAAACGGCGTTTGCTTCCAATTCATCACAATAGCCTGGGTTGCCGCACCATCAGCAGCTAACCAGCCAGCCTCAACATTTCCAGTTACAGCCCCCGAAGCAGCTATTGTAGATACAGTGATAAAATACGCTGTAGTCGTGGCAGTGCCATTATTCGCACCCGTAAGTACCTCAGAGTGCGCCTGACCGTTAGGGTCAGTCCCTGTGATAGTGAAGGTAATTCCAGAATTATTGCCAGTCCCCTCAATCGCTACCATCTGAGCAGTTGAGTTGGTGGTAGTGGCAATACCGCCAGAAACCAAAGCACCATCAAGGCTTAAATCAGCAGCCCCACCAGTGGTCTGGTCCTCGGCAATGCCATTCGCATCGTTGGTTAGAACCGCCATATCAATTTGCTTATACATAATGACCTCTTAAAATAATTCTCTCCAAAGCAGAGAGGTTTGAGTTCGCACTAAGCTCTGAAATCGTTAGCGGAGTGATCAAAGGAAGGGAAAGAGTCGATCCACCAGGCTAGATGAAAAGACCTTTCCGCTGTCCCCATTTGCCAAGAATTGACAGTTCTCAGTCCGAGTAAATCGCACTGTTAACTATCAGCAACCGGCAATAAATATCCAGACTTATCAATTGCCGAGGTGGCTTTGTTATTGTCGAATGTAATATTCGATCCAGCAGTAACATACAACTCACCAGCAGTGTCCAGCGATCTCCAGATATTGTCTTTCATCACACCAGTATTAGTGGTTGTGGTGTCCACGAAAGTTATGTAACCAACCGCACTTCCAGTAACTAATCGAGTGCCGTAGTTCCTGCGGATATCGATATTGGTCAGGTCTTTACCAGTTGCAACCTCTGCGATAATGGATAAAACACCATTTACCGCAAGATCAAAATAACAGTCATGGACCGTGAGACCATCAATATCAGAATCGACATTAATGACCGAAGTACATGCAGTATCAGGCGATGTCCACTTGCAATTCAATATAGCAAGATCATCGACCTCGTTATCTGAAGTGCCAGTATCAAACAACTCAATAAAGTTTTCGCCGGTGTCTGCATCCTGAAATACACAATCCTCAATGGTAAAAGACACCGCAGTTAGAGTGAATGCCTCTGCAACATCAGCAAAACCCGCTGAGAATATGCAGTTTTTAATTGAGCAATTTGCCGCAGATACGACAATCGCCGCAGCGGTGGCGGTAGTAAATGAAATTGTTGGACGCAAAGTGCCAGCACCCAGACCAATTACAGCAACACCGGCAACGTCCATAGTGATAGTGCCAGCGGCAATAACTGTCTCGGTATGACCTGGCATTAACATTATGATATCACCACGACCCCCTAGACATTTTCCAATAGCGAAATCTAGCGTGGCAAATGGGGCGGTATAAGTACCTGCATTGCCATTAGAGCCGCCAACTTTCTGACCACCGCCAAGAACTGACGATCCGTTGACCCAGAATATATTGCCTGGGTAAAGCTGGGTAATAGGGCTGTTACGAATGGTCAAGCCATTCACAAACCCATTGGGGAAATTAGTTGTATTCATGTTCTACTCCTGTGTCCTTTCGGACCAATTGAAACAAGTTTTGTTTACAGTTAAAAGCAGCGGGGCCGAAACCCCGCTACATGGACAGCTACAAGGATCTAATTTCCTTGGGACCCTATGGCTCCCCTCGCATCATCCCAGCCGAATGAATACCGCTCATCAGCTTTAAAACGTGCATTACCAGAGGTAAAAGCATTGTCCTGACCAAACCGAACTTTGCGGCGCGTGTAATACTTCAGCCCATTAGGGGCATCAGTAGTTAAAAACCACGCATCTGCATCAGTCAGATAAGGATTGGACATCCACCCATCACGCACAGAGTTCATATCACGAATTGCATTGGTCGCGTTATTGCCTGTGTCGTTCTGAAGAACAGACCCCAGGATTCTCTGTGCGTTGAATGAGTTAGTTCCAGCAGCAACTATCAACCGTCGAGCTTGAAGCGCAGCCGGTAAGCCACGGGCATCATCCATCGTCTGAACAATCGCTAAAGCATCCTCAAGTGCTGCCTCAGTCAAATCAGCATCAACAGCAAGCCGATTAGAATAAGTACCACCAGAAGGGCCGTTAGAGTGAGCAGTATTGAACAACTCAGCACCATCACCATCTGTCATAGTGACCGTGGCATCAAAGCCGTTGTTGAATACATTAGCACCATCAAGCTCTTTGCCGATCATCATAGATCGAGCAAGTGCCTGTGCGCCCTCGTCTAATTGACCGTAAAGCTCATCTTCCAAAGCCTCTTCAGTCACAATAAACCCTTTCGCAAGAGTTGAGTGCTGATACTTCGGGGTGAAGCCCTGCCGCCTGGAATCAAAGGTAATGTCATCACCTTCGGATTTGTCTGAAGAGCGTGAAAAACCCTCCAACTGAACATTGACCTCGAAATTCTTAGTAGAACTCAAGACCTTGAACATTTTATCGTATTTGGTTTCATGCTCTGCAAGAGAATTACCAAATACCTGACCCACACCATCCTGTAATAGCCGTGGGATACTACCTGTGCCGATTACTCCAGCCATGATTAGCTCCTATGCTATGCCGGTTGCGCCGAGTTTAGAGGTAGTTGCGTTTACACGAACTATTGCGCGGTTGCCCAAGACACCTGCGCTATCCTCTTTCAGAGCAACAATATGGAGTGGAAGAGTAGAAGTTGTCGCAACGCCTGTTGCGTTTGCGCCCATGTTGGACACAAATAAACTTCCAGTGACCGTTCCAGCAGTTACAACAGCCGGACAATTCAAACCAACATCGGCAACCACCATAGGGCCATTTGTAACGGCTACCTCATAGGTGGCAAAAGCATCAACATTGACGAGAACATCACCGGCAGTACTTGCGGAAAGGTGGGTTTGTGAAAGTGATTCGCCGGCAAGATTAAGTGCAACCGAAGAGATTACACCAGTATTTGCGGCGCTGGCAGTGCCGATATCTACTTCTGAAACTCCAGTAGTAGAACCGTCACCAGTTATTAAAACAAGGTCACCAGGACCAAGAACTCCAGAATGGGTGGCATCAACAGCAAATGTCTTTTGCTTGCCGTCCACTGAACCATTGGACTCAGTGCCAACTAGGTCAAAACCTGACATGAGTAAACCTCCAATAAATTGAATAAAAAACAAGCCCCAGCGGGACTTAACCGTTTCTCGTCAATTTTACTGCGGTCTACAGCTTGAAGAGTCTAACTATAAGGATTATCAGATACCGTTCTGTCCTGATAAATCGATGTGCCACCCTCTGCTTTCCCTGTGTTAGGGTCAGGGGCATACTCATTCGCACTTATTTTAGTCTGATCCGCCATGGTTGCAAGGACTTTTTTAGTTTTAATCTCTGAGTCCGCTAACGCATATTTCATCGGTAATCGCATCAAATACGTTGTACCATCACCAGATGCCCTTTGTGCAATAGCGCCGTTCCGGTTAGTTACATGCTCCCAATAAGCGCCCTTGGCTCTATCGATACGCCCAGGTTTCTTGGGATCTTCGTTAAATGCGTAATACTTGTAGCTTGATCTGTCCAAATTGCAATCCTCAAAACCGAGATTAGTTCCCTGCTTCATCGGAACCCGTGCTGGCCTGGTTTCCTGGTTGGGATCACGCGGATCACCAGATGCGCCTACAGCTAAATCCTGCTTTTGAGTCGAATTAACCCTCTTACCATCATCATCCTGCCCATATAATTCGTTCATTAACCCTTCCTCGCATCAGCTACCGCTTTCAAAATCTGTGTGTCGGTCTTGCCAGCCCAGGCATTAGGCATAGCATCAATCATCCTCTGCTCCTGCTGCGTTATATCACCCATCGTCAACTTTAACTCTGATTTCTTATATCCACGCGGCCTCGATCCACCCTCCTGCTCTGACATCGGAGGCTTGGGCCTCTTCCCCGCAGGGTATTCTCTGGATATCTCCCTGTCTACCAATGCTATAGCTTGAGCCACATTATTCCCCTGGCCCAACGACTGGGCGAATAACGTCTGAGCATAGGTGGATTTTGCCCCTGGAATCGATATCCAGGGATTGCGCTCGTTCCACTCAGTTAACTCCAGCGGTAAAGACTGCATCTGAGGGGCGCTGTTCAGTGTATCAATCTGATACTGCTTGTTTTTCGCAATCTCTAACCCTTCCTCACCACCATCAAGTATCGCCGCATCCCTCGCCGCCATCAGTTCTTTGCGCTGCACCTCAAGCTGACCCGCGTGGATCTGATTAACATTATTTAGCCTATCCTCAAATCCCGCATTAATCTGTTTTTGTCTGCGAAGCTCACCAACCAAACCCCTGCGAACATTGTAAACATCAGCTTTAATCCAATCTTCCGGCTTACCCTCCCATTCATCAATAGGAACCCATCCGGTATCACGCGCCTGCTTTTCCTGGACTTCATCGTAGTCGAATTCTTTCTTGTCCTCTACGACATCTTCAACAGCCTTTCCAACGACTTCTCCAACGACTTCTTCAACAACTTCTTCCGCTTGTTCTTCACTCATCTCTGATCACCCCCAATATCTCAATATCTGGTATGTACCTGTATACAATGTCACCAGAAGTAACACTATCCATTGCGTTGAATTTCCTATGCTCGACCACGTCCCCAATCTCCAGTCCCCACTGCCTGTGAGGTGGATAGTCTGGATCCTCCCATTTCCAATAATCGCAGATAGCCTCAAACATACCCCGGCAACTATTTGCCCCATGCTCTTTCACCAGGCGCATATATTCTTTAGTAGCCATCTCCAGCCACCTGGGACTCTCGCACCCCTTCCACCGCTTAAACGCCGTGGGGCCAATAACTACAACCTTGCCAGTCTGCTCAACAGCCTGCTCCTTGCCCACCGTATCGCCCTGGAGGATAATTCCACCGTCTGAAACGCTTTCGATCTTCTTTGCTTCGATTACTATGTAATTGCCCAGGGGTCTAATCATGAACAAGATTCTCCGGCATCCAAGCGAATAAACTATCAATCATTTTTATATAGCCTTGACGCTGGTGGGTCAATATCAGGGATTCATCGATTGAGTCCATCGGCAATTCTTCCGATATCTCATTGAGAACCAATTCAACCAGGTACTTAAATAAGGCTTCCGTTACCGGATCGTGCTTCCACTGGTGGAACTGGTCCGAGGAGATTTGGGACGGGCTGTAGTGCAGGACTTTGCGTAATCTGTCGATCATTTATATCACCTATCTTAGTTAAGCTGTCCAACAAAACACTCACCGATCCAGTGTATTTCGTTAGTTGATTCTTTAATGCTTCAGACTCCGCTCTCTCGCCGGATAATGCTGCATCCATTAACACTTTGGTTATGTCTGCGTTTAGCTTTTCGATCTCTTTCGCGGTCTTGCGCCTATCTTCGGCTGAGTCTTGATCCAGCCTGGTCTGCTCTCTCTCCAAAATCTGTAGTTGTAACTGCTGCATTTGGTTGGCCTGCTCCTGGGCCTGCTTCAACTGTTCAAGCTGTTGCTGCTCCTGCGGATTCATAGTTCCTTCTTCTGGAAAGACCCTGTCGATTATCGTGCTGCCGATAGCCTCGAAGAAGTTCTGCAAGATGGGCAGGGGATTGCCACCAGCCTGTAATACAAGAGGAAACTGCGCCAGCTCTATCTGAGCTACCTGAATCCGTTGCATTTTGGTGGACATTTCAGCGTTGGCCGTAGTCGATACCACCATATCCAATGAGTTGAAATCAGTGCGAACACTCGCCTGCTCACCCAATATCTGTGAATATTTTTCATCATCCAGCGTTCTTTGATTAATCCTAAATAAAATCCTGAACTCCTCCCCCTCTGAATCTAAAATGCTCTTAAATAAAGCCGATGTGGGGACCATAGCCTCCTGGATGATCGTGAGCGCAGTCGTGGGAGCTGTGTTTGCTGATATCTGCTCAGATAAATCAGTGACAGCCAGAAATCCCCTGCCCCTGACCTTCAGGTTTTCGTTAAGCTGAAATAATACCTGTGATGGTTCTTTGGCCGGATTAGGAAATAAGCCCTTGGCAAACTTATCAGCAGGAACCTCAGTCTTTAACCATTCATTAATCCGTAAGCGTACAGCACCCATCGACTTCCTGAATTCTTTTGATAAAAACCCACCGCCAAGATTAGCAATGGTTCCGGCATCAGATAGCTGATTAGTCGTTGAGTTAATAGCCTGGGTAATAGCACCCAACAGATGAGAATAGCCGTAATCAAGAAATGTCCCGTCAGGCGCAGGGATAAAGCCGTACTTAACCACGTTTTGAAACGGAATAATCTTCAATAATTCCAGCTTATCAGGGTCGGTATCAGTAATTTCCTCAGGTAGATTGAGCAGAGCCAGACCCTCTTCCCCACCGAACTCCTGCTTTTCCTGCTCCTTTCTCTGTTCCAACGCTCTAGGCAACGGCATAACCACATCGTCTAAATCGACAATAATAGATTCTTCATCATATCGAGCCACTATCCGAACCACCTTAGATGACTTGTGGTGGACAGTTATTATATAAGGCTCTTCATATCCATCCTCATCAATGTCAAAGAAGCATTGCTGCTCGATGTACATCTCAGGATTGTCGATTGATTCAGTGACATCAGCAGCCTCGTTGCTGCCCTTATCCCCACGCTTGTCAGGCTCTTTGCTTTCTTCGCCATCATCTATATCCAGCCAGCGGCCTGACCTGACCTTGACCTCAACATCATTCGCGCTAAAGTCCATGACCTGTGAGAATGACCGGCACTTGCTCATGCTCTTGGTCGCTTGATTTACCACAAAATCAGGGAATTGAATTAAATGTGATTCGGTCTTTTCTTCAATCGGATCGTAGACTAATTTCTTGAAGGTACAGCCGACATTGGGATTAGAGTAAAACAACCGCTTTTGCTCCGATCTCCAATCATCAATCTCATGGTTTATCTGATAGTTCTCAAACGTAGATACTCTGCTGCCTCGGTCTTTCTTCTGACCATCAGGGTCTTTGCCTATGATCTCAGTAGATACCAGGTCTTTACTGCGGAGTAATTCAAGATACGCTTTGTTGCCGAATGACGTAGAAGCCTCTGATAGCAACGGGTCTTTGTAATTGCTCGCCCCTTCCCACGGAGTAGACTTTGGATTCCACTCCTGCTTCATCAGATCAATGCCATTACTAACGGACTCTTTCCAATCAGTCATTGAATCGAGGTCTTCGTCATACTGCCGCTTCACCCTGTTGGCAATAGCACTCAGCATTTCTTCGTCTAGCTCATCAGCTATGTTGACGTGATTAACGAATGATTGGAGTTGGCTTATCGACATCAATATCCCATTGCCGAGTTAGGTCTGTAATCTTCGACATATTCATCTGGCTGTACATTATCAATCATATATTTCTGTTCCGCAAACCTCGCCATCATATACGCTCCACGGATTGCGTCAATAAGATCATCTTTTATTTTGACGATCTGGCTTACTCCGCTGGGCATTGATTTGCGGTGATACTCTCTTATCTCTTCTAAGACCTCATGCAAGTCATCGAAGACTTTGAACTTGTCAGTAGACATCAGGTTGTTCAGTTCCATCAGCCCAGCCTCGACACCGTTACCGCCATCTGGCCAGGTACAGTGATCATCGAGCATCTCCCAGCCAGCCTCTTCATAATATTCCCGTTGCTGCTTGGCGGATCCCTTTTCATGTTGCAGCCCATCGTGAGGCCATGATGTTGGTATCTTCTTAGCCCAGTGCTTAACACTCTCCCATGCCTCGAAAGGTTGTTTTTTCGATGCCTTCCACGCTTGAGTTACATAGATTCGCGCCGAGTCAGGATCGATAGCCAGTTGTATGTGTGCCTGGGGATGGTCCCAACCAAAATCCACGCCGTTAATCACGAAAAAGTAATCAGGGATTTTAAATCGTGGGCAGCTTATGGATTCTTCTGAATGCTCAAATATCAGCCCAGCACCCATCAGCGGTATGCCCTTGGATCTCATAGCGCGTTGATAGCTGGGATATGCAGCCAGGATGGATTCCCGGGTTTCCTTGTTCAGATGTGGTGCATCGTTCCATGTCGCAGTTTGCAGGTACTGACCAGGCTTTAGGTCATCCATAAACCCACATACTAATTCGGTCTTGCCATTCTCTGGGGTTAGGGTGAGGATCCCTCTGCCTCCCTGGGCTCTATCGCCATTCAATGTGCGCGTCATAATCTGGGGATAGATGGTCTGGTCTTTGGGTTCTTCGTCTATATGATACCAGTCCACGACATCACCCATCAGTGCGTGTTGGCCTTGGGAATAACTCCAGAACTGGCAGACTGACGTGCCTTGGGTGTGCTTAACCCGGACCTCTCGACAGGCTCCTGATGTCCCTTGCATTGCCTTGTGATCAACAATCATCTCGCCAGGGATATAGCCGCCGCTGAACCCGTCTGGGCCTAGTCTTCCGAATAACTTCTGCTGTAACAGGTCGCGTGTCTTCTCTCCTGAATGCCCCAACAACCATATCAGTGGGGGCTGCTCAAACCTATGGCCTTCCCAATCTTCAGGGTATTCGCCGGTTAGATGGAATGCGTCTATGATGCAGCCGGTCTGCGATTTACCCACCTGGTTCGCCGCCATCAACAGACAGGCCAGATGGGTTTTCGTTGCGGCATTGAATTTATACTGCCAGCCGTACATGCCCTCATATAAATTAATTAATCGCCGGCGCTTATTTATATGCGTGAGATGCTCAGTAATACGGAGACCTTTGATGAACTCCGGTCTATTCTCAATGCCTGAGAGATTGCTCATATTCTTGATCGATCCTCGCCTTCTCTCTCAGCAGCTCATCGTCATCGAAAGTCTCATAAGTTTTGACGTTTACATTGGTCTCCCGCTTGTCAGTTTGGTCCAAATGCTGCTT